CGACAACACTACCTGAGCCTTGAGTCATTAGATAAGGATCATAAGTTTCTAAATCAATAGCAACTTCTTTGTAACCTGATAAATCTTTTAATTCTTCTGGTGCAACCCATTCAGTTTCGGGTGCAAACAAAGGCATTTGGGTTCTTCTCATTTATAATCTCTCTCTTTCACCATTTCTAGATAATGTATTGCTTTATCTATATCTTGTATGCCCCCCTTGGTAGAGTGCCTACATATATACTTTATAGCGTTGCCCTCCGCAAAAAGCAACTTATTTTCGTTAATAAATTCAGCAGGTTGTATCTTCATATACATATAATGACTGCCTCCTACTTGTTTTAACATTGGATTTTCTGGTTCTGGTGTGTCATCTGACATTCTATTTTTTTTCATATTATATAAGCCCTATCAAAGTTTTTAGGATCTAATAAATGCAATTCACGCTTCGCTCTCGTCGCGCCAGTATAAAATAATCTATGTAATTCATCTGGGTCATGACTAAAAGTTTCTAGTGCTGCACCTGTTAGGTCCTGTAATAATAAAACGTTGTCGGCTTCTCCTCCTTTTGCTGCGTGTATGGTTGACATTTTAATACGAGGATTTTTATTTATCATCTCACCATTCGCCCTCATGTTACGAATGTAAGTTTCCGTCATTGGATCTAAACCTTCAAATGATTTAAACCAAACGTCAGATTTTAATAATCCATGTTGTTCTTGGCATTCCTTTAGTGTATACTTCGCGTCCGAATGCAAAGTTTTACCCTTCTGAAACCCTACTAAAACATTAGATCCTAAATATTGATAGATGTTTTTAATCTCTAAGTGATTTAAAAACTCACCCTTACGCCATGACTCCCAGTTATTTAATGCAAGCAATAGTTTTAATGGTACGGAATTTATACCTTTATATTGATAGTACCATCCTTGAATCTCACATAAGTCTTTTGCATCATCTAGAAAATAGTTTGCAGAGGATAACACTAGCCAGTTGCCAGTACTCATATCTACCTGTGTTATATCAGAATATCTTTTTAATAATCCTATTTCATCTCTAGGTTTATATTTTTTTTCAAATCTATTCTGTACTTTGTTTATGATATTTTGTGATAGTTCATGTATGGGACCACCCGGTATACGATATGATTGATCCAATACTTTGATGTCATTAACTTCTTCTTTTAATGCTATGAAGTGATCTACATCTGCACCTGCCCATTTAAATATAGCTTGATCATCATCACCTGCTATGTAAGTTTTTTCAGCTCTTGACCAAATCTTTCTCACCATCTCCCATTGTAATAGAGACAAATCTTGTGCCTCATCTATAAATAATACTTCAAACTTATTAAGAGTTTCTTTTTTAATAAAGTCTTCTATCAAATCATTAAAATCTTTTAAGTTCTTTTCTTTTTTAAATCTGTGTAATTCTTCTGCTAATAAAAATAATGTGTTTCGTTCTATATCTATAATATTTTTCCTAGAATCATAATACTCTAGTAAGTCCATTCTCTTAACTGCGGCTGTGTTTATAATTGTAAGGTATTCGTTGTCAGAATTAAATGTACCATCCTCTGCTGAGTACTTAGCTGTCTTAATAGGTATGCCACATTTCTGCCCAAATTCTTTATAGTCTTCTATCTTCATCATTTTTTCTTTAGTCATACCTAATTGATTAAAAGCGTATGAGTGTAGAGTCCTGAAAAAAGGTAAATCGTTTTCTTTATCTAATCCAAACTTCTCTGCAGCACGGTCAGCAGCCTCAGTTGCGGCTTTTTTAGTAAACGAAAAGTACCCAATTTGTCGAGGTCTAATCCCCTGTTGGATGAATTCGTCCACTAAGTTTAACAACGTTGTTGTTTTCCCCGTTCCCGGTGGGCCTAATATTATTGTTTTCATATTTTTTTAACTTCCTTTCTGCCTTATTTAGCCACATTTGAGTGAGCTCTAATTCCTCTTTTAACTGAGCTATCTCTTCTCTAAATCTAAGATGCCAATTGATTCCTATTTTAAAAGTCATCTTGTTGATACTCCACTTTAGAAACCGCAGCTTCTATTTTTTTCATAGTTTTAATTTTAACAACTCTTGGCTGTTGTTGTTTAATTCTTAATCTTGTTTCTTCTACAAAGATATCTTCTAATCTTTTAATTAAGTTACCTGTCTTAACTTTATCCATATCCCAGTTATTTTTTTTAAGAAATGAATAAAAGTCTTCCATTCTAAAATAAGTAAAACCATCTTCTGTAAATGGAAGTTTGTTAAGAACATCATCCATAGTTCTTGCTGACTGCCTGTTAGTAGTCCAGTCTTGCAACAACCCTGTAATTTCATTCATAGGATTTAAAGATTCCAATGGTTCTACTGATTGTAAATTCTGCATCATTGGTTTTAAAAAATGTTGTTTCCAATCTTTAGGTTTAGGAACTGGCACAATTAAATTAGCTTGGTCTAAGCATGCTAAAGCAAATAAAGGTGGACTATATAACTGTTCTGATTTTAATTCTATTCTAGTCTTATCTACATTTAAAAACCATTGTGGTGGTGTTGATGTATACTTAGTTAAACTTCCTAATTCTGGCATCTCTTCTTCTCCAAAACCTACACCAAATCTTTTAGTTCTACATAAACCAGACTGACATACTGCATTGATAGGTGCATCTTTACATCTATACTTGTCATAACCTTTTCTGTTTACTGATTTAATTAATTGTTGAACCTCACTATTACTAAGTGGTGGATTCATATGTTCCATGTTTGCTTTTACTATTTCATCTTCCCAAGTATCTGGATTAGATTGTTTGTAATATACTGCTACATTAAACAATGCATTGTTCCTAGAACCCTCACCAAAACCAATTGATGCCAATTTGTTTAAGCAAGGTGGTCCTCCAGGAAATGTTTCTTTTATTTTTTCTTCTTCAATTTTAATTTTTTCGACAGCTCCTTTGTCTCGTGCATAAAGATCATATAATTTATAAAATTCTTCAAGCGTGCAACTACTGCCTTCATCATTGATAGCATAACGTAATCCTTTCATTTGATTGTGGTAAGGTAAGTTTAAAAAATTACCAGTGTCACCACGTTCCACTAGTATTTCTGTTTGTTTAGGAAAGATTTCTGAACCTTCATATCCTAAAACTTTTGATATCTTTTTTAATTTAGATTGCATCAAAGATGCAGGAATATTTTCTGTTGTAAATAAAAATACATGTGCTCCGCCTGACTTAGACCTACACAATACTAAAGGGAGTTTAAGACTCCGAATACTTTTAATGAGGCTAGTGTGATCAAGGTCATATTCGTCAATATCAACGCACCCCCACCTACAATCATTATTTTCTGTGATAGGGATAATGCCAAGGGCGGGTCCTTCTCCGTTAAGATGATTGGTCCAAAGTTCGTCGGTGACGTTTTTACGAACAATAAAGGCTTTACCTTTTTGCTTACTACCATTCTCTCCTCTGTCACCGGGTTGGTATTGTCCATATGCTATTGTTAATCCGCTAAAAATTTGTTTGAACTTATCCATATATTTCATTCTGCTTTCTTTGTAAAGGGGATCTTGCGATCCCCCTGGAACTAAATTTAATACGGAGTATTATCTTTAGCTTTCTCTTCCACATCTGCTTTTGTTTGCACATTTCCTTTTGAGACGTTGCCTCTAAAATCTTTTGCACTTAAGTACAAAGATGTATCGGCTTGTCCCATAATTCTGTCTTGTGATACAGACCAACCATACCAAGAACCTTTATCGTTCTTTTGTAGTACTGATTGCATATTGTACACAACACCATGCATGGGTGGTATCGCAAATCCGCCTTTTCCGTCAGGTATTTGTATGGTTTTCATCATAGAATTCCATTTTTTACTAACGTTAAGTTGCGTAGATTTCATAGTAATCAACGCTGGCGTCATTCCACCTGCTTTAGTTTCAACCAAAACATAATAAGAAGCTGTTTCTTCTAAATAGTTACCGTTAGGTAATCTAATTTTAGATCCATCTCTCTTACCAGTTTGAATTACCGGACTGTTTGGTAGGTGAGAAGCAACAGGTGCTCCTGGTCCATCTCCTCTATCAGACCATTCTGGATAATCCTTCTTATAGTAACAAGGAATAATCTTGATACCTTTCTTACCATCGAATAATTCGCTGGTAACAGTATTATAAATCATGCCTGGTTTAGCACCTTCTATATACTTCGCATCGCCATCAGTTACCTGTGGTGATAGTTGTCCTAAGATTCTGACAAACGGTAACGCCATATCTTCTTGCGTCATGTTCTCAAAACCTTTTGCTGCATCTTCGCCAAACAAGGCCATAGATCCAGTGTCTTTTTTCATTACTTCACTACTCATTATACATTCTCCATTATTTATTTCCGAGTTATTTTAGTTTTATCTTTAATCCAAAGACTAAAGCTTTCAGAAGGCATATCCAGCCCGGACTGGACACGCTCCTGATATAGAGCCGTTAATGTATTCCAAGCCACATCAGATTTCTGTTGCGGTTGAAAACCATTGTCAGCTGCAAGGTTAAGCAATTGCTCAGCCTTGTCATCTTCCCCCTTACCAAAAGACACAGTCACATTATTTTTAATAATATCACCTAGTCCTTGGTCACGAAGCCATTGTAAACAACTTTCCCTTTTTAAATTATCTTTAGGAATAGTTGCTCTAAATTCTTTACGTACAGAAACTTTAGATCCATCAGCTAATTTAATCTCTGATAGTCCTTGTTCAGCCAATAGTTCTGGTATTACCCTTGAACCTATGTCATCTGCCTCTGCTTTTTTTGATTTGATTTGTTCTTCCAACGCTGCAATTTCATCTTCTTTTTGTTTTAATTTAACACACTCTGCAGCTATTGTAGTTATCTCTACGTTATCTAAAAGATCTTTGGAATCATTTAGCATCATATTTGTTACTTCATTACTCATATTCTTTCTTCTTTCTAGTTATAAAAGTCTAATTCTAACGGATAGTATCTATATTCTCTCCTATCCCATTTTAAAACATTAAACTTTCCATTGGTTACATCACTTATAGCAATATTGCAAATCCCAATTATAATAGGATCTCCTATTGCTAATAAATAATCTTGTTGTCTTATATTTTGTAAATTCTTTTTCATCTTTCTCACAAACGGAGAAGTAGAATAAATTGCTTGAGACTCTGGTCCTGTGTTAGGTAAACAAATAACTAAGTATCCAAAATCAGACGCACTTAATATATTTATATTTGCTGGAGGTTGTTGCGCAACATAAACAAATGTTTCTTCAGGATTAGCTTTATAAAAAGTTAAAAATTCTTTTAAAGAATCTGGTTTATATAATTCAAATATTTTATTTTTCATTCTAATTTCTTTTGTCTTGACAGTTCTTATACTGTGATTTATATAATTGTCAACTAGAAAGAAGAAATAAATTATGAATTATAAATTTAAAACAAAACCTTACGCACATCAAATTACTGCGTTAGAAAAATCTTGGGATAAAACAGAGTATGGTTATTTCATGGAAATGGGAACTGGTAAATCAAAAGTGTTAGTTGATAATATGGCTATGCTTTATGATAAAGGTAGAATTAACGGCGCACTTATTATAGCTCCTAAAGGTGTTTATAACAATTGGTTTTCTCAAGAAATACCAACACATTTAGCTAGTCACATACAACCTACAATGGT